AAAACGAATGTTAGAGATGAAGAAAGTTTCAATAACATGGTTAATATGCTGGGAAACATGGGGACAAACTCATGGGGTGTATTTAATCATGAAGATGAACTTGAATTTGTTGATTCTGCTAAATCTGGTACAGGTGATTCTATCTATGAGCATTTAGTAAAATATTGCGATGAGCAAATAAGTAAAATTATCGTTGGTCAAACAATGACTTCCGATAATGGCAGTTCAAGAAGTCAAGCAGAAGTGCATGAAGGAGTCGCAAGTTCTATTTTCTTGGATGATCAGACAGAAATTGAGTACTTAGTAAATGATGAGTTAATTCCTAGAATGATTAAAATTGGTAGGGGTGGTTTATATCAACAATTGGCAAACCATAGATTTGAGTTTTTCAGAGAGGAAAAAATAACATTACTAGAGCGTTCTCAAATTGACAAAGCTATTACAGAAATGGGAAAAACTTTAACTGATGAATATATTATTGAAAAATATAATGTTGAGTTAGGAGAAGCACCTGAGCCAATTGATAACAGTCAAAAAATTAAAAACACTTATAAAAAGTAAAATATGTGTAAACTTTGTTATAAAAATGTAATTGATGAAGGGGAGTTTTTCGACAAAAATGCTGACATCTTTACTGACCAAGAGTATTCTGATTTTATTAATGGAGTTTACGAGGGAACAATAAACAAATATGCTTTGCCTGATTTGTTTTATACAAAGACTGCTTTTTTTCTACAAGATGGATTAAAACAGGGATTACAGGATAAAATTGTTTATGCTTCTATTGGTTCTCCAGATCATTTACTTACTCAAAAAATGACTGAGAACACTTATTTTTTTAGTGCGGCAAAGACATATCAGCAAACAATTGATTTGACAAATGCTATGTTTGATGATAAAGGATTAGTAATTGAATTAGAAGAATTCATTGAAAAAGCAAAATCTATTCTTGTTGATTATAATGAAGTTTATTTAGCAGTAGAGCGAAATATGGCACTTGCAATGGGAAGAGGTGCTAGAGATTGGCAAGTAGCGCAAGAAGATAAGGAGTTTTTACCATTGCTTCAGTATGAAACTGTTGGAGATAAAAAAGTACGTCCTGAACATGCGAGATTGGATAATATCACAAAACCCGTTGATGATGCTTTTTGGAATACTTACTTTCCTCCTAATGGTTGGCGTTGTAGATGTACTACATTGCAGCTTTCGGACAAAGCAAAAGTAACTAAAACAAAGAAGGATGATTTGCCAATGATTGATCCTATTTTTGCATTCAATCCAGGGGTAAAAAAGATTGTTTATTCTCTAGAACATCCATATTTTAACGTACCTAAAGAGGATAAGGAATTGAAAGCTAATAATTTTGGATTAAAACCAATTGAATTATGAGTAGGATAAAAATAAAAAAGAAAGGGACTTTAAATATAAACGAAAGCACAATTAAACTTGTAAATTTAGTAGAAAGAGGATTGCCAAAGATTTTAGGAAATGAAGCTGTTAATTTCTACAAAGGCACTTTTAAAAAGCAAGGTTGGACCAATAAAACTTTTGAGGGTTGGCAGCCAAGAAAAGTGCCTGACATTGGACGTGCAATTTTGGTCCAAAGTGGAGATTTAAGAAGGAGTATTGTGAAAACTGTTGGAAGAAAGAAGGTTGTAATATCTACTAATGTAAAATATGCTGAAAAACATAATTCTGGACTTGGAAAAATGCCTAAACGCCAATTTATGGGAGATTCAGAGAAGTTAAAAAAGAATATGAAAGATACTATTGTTTATGAATTAACTAAATTATTTAAGTAATGGCAGGTTTAAAAGAGATGTTTCTTGCTTTACAAAGTAGGATATTAAATGATGTTGTAATTAATGATGCTGATTATCCTAGTTTTTTAACTTGCGAGTTATGGAATGAACAATACATTGAACAAGATAACGGAACAGAATTGTCATATTCGTATCCAGCTTGTTTTATTGACTTTCCTTTAGAAACTGAATATCAAACGTTGGGGCGTGGGGTTGTAAAGAGTGATGACATGATAGTTCGCTTTCATATTGTGCAGGAATTTTATGAGAGGGAAAATTTAAGTATCTTTGAATTAAGAAGAGCTATTATAAAATATTTCAGCGATTTTACTATATTGCAAGAAGGAAATTCAGGAGCATTAGGCTATATTTCAGAAAGAAGAAATACAAATAATACTAATCTTTGGGTTTGGGAGTTTGATTTTAGTTGTTGGTATCGTGAGGATGCTGGTTATGTAGATCAAGACCAAAACGAAATAATAGGAGTTACATTGGAAGTTCAGAGAGCTTTGAAAATTGATAATGACGAAATAAGAACAGCAAAAGAGTTTTAAGAATGGCTAGAACAACCACAGAAATATATGACGCAATTGTAGCAGCAAAAGAAGCTGATGCAAATTTAAATGGATTGACAAGTAATTCTCAGACTGCAATTTGGCGTTTATGGGCTTTTATTACTGCTGCCTCTATCAATCTTTTTGAGCAAATTCAAGATGCTTTTAAAGTAGAAATTGAAAACATCGCAAAAACAATTGTTCCTGGCACTCCTTCATGGTTAAGACAAAAAACATTAGAATTTCAATATTCTGCTACTTCTCCTCAAAACTTGATTTTAGTTGATTTAGTACCTACTTATCCTGTCATTGATACATCATTACAAATAATTACAAGAGCATCTGTCACAGAAACCACAAATTTAACTGTTAATGTGAAGGTTGCTAAAAGTAATCCTCCTGTTCCTTTATCTGTTTTAGAAGAAAATTCTTTAATTGATTATTTAGGAACAATAAGATTTGCAGGAACAAATATAAATGTGGTCAATTCTTTACCAGATAGATTATACATAAATGCTAATATTTATTATGATGGTGCTTATAGTTCTGTAATAGAAGCTAATGTAAAAACAGCACTTGGAACTTATTTACAAAATCTTTCAAGTTTTGAGAATTTCAACGGTGTGGTCCGAAATACTGCTATTGTTGATACTATTCAAAGTGTGGACGGTGTAACTGATGTTTTACTGAATCAATCAAGAGGAAGAGCAGAAGCAACAGCATTTGCAAGTGGAACTGTGATTGTTTTAAAATATGAAACATTTGCAGGATATGTAATTGAAGAAGATACAGTAGGAAATACATTTGATGATACGCTAACCTTTATTCTTGAACAATAATGGCTATAAATTACAATATAGATTTTAGTTTTCAGATTGATAGGCTTTTACCTCCTTACAAAAGAAGAGTAATAAATTCGTCTTATCTGAATGCTTTACTATCTCCATTACAAACTAATAACGATTCTTTTATAACTTACGTAAGTGAAACAATACGAAATACCAAAATAACAAGTCAAGTTATTGTATTAGAGAAAGTTTTGAGTGAGTTGTTGGGTATTGCTGAGGGCGATCCTTCTGTAATTATTGAAAACTTACAGATTATTGATGACTTCTTAATTGGAGAAACTGAGGATTTTTCTAATGGTGTTTTTTCGGATGCTACTTTTGCTGATGTTGGTATTTACGCAGATGATACTGATGTAAAAGTAAATTTTAAGATAAAGATACCTGTTTTAGTTTGGAGTGCTTTAACTCCACAAGAACAGCAAGAATTTAGAAACTATGTTGATTCTGTGAAATTATACGGAACATCTTATTTAATAGAAACATACTAAAATGAGTGATAGAATATTAACATCAAACATAACAGGAGCAATAAACTTTCCTTTTACCAAGGTTTCTTTGGATTTCTTGCAAGATGCTTATTTATCTGAAATAAACGCATTGGCTAAAACAAAAATAGACAACTATCAAATAAATACAGTTTATCGTTTAGATGGTTTCCAAGTTGATTTGTCAGCGAGTGTTTACACATGGACAGAAGGTACATTGTTTTACAATAATGAGATATTTTTTATTGATGCTGGTACAATTGCCCAAGGAGTTGGAGAAGTTTTAATTTTAAACATTGCTACTACTTATCTTGGAACTGATCCAGTGGCTTTTCGTCCTTCGGGTTCGGGTTCTTTTAATGTACATCAAACAAAATCGTTTGTAGCGACAAGTGGGACAACAGGGACGGGGGTTTTTGATGCTGATAATGTAATTGGTATTACTAAAAGTAAAAAAATAGAGATTGGCACATGGGATATGAACGCAATATCTGGCGTTGTGCTATTTATTGACATACCAGTAGATAAAATATTAAACATAGAATGTATTATTTCAGGAAACGCAGGGACAACAGGTAAGCGAAAACTAGAGTATTCTAGTGCTAGTTTTTCATCTAATCAACCATCTGGAGGTGTTTATTTTGAGGAAAATACACCTACATCTACTAGGGTAGAGCTAGACGCTACATCTGGTACAGTATTTACAACAAGCGCATCTTATGCAGGGACATCAAATAGAGGATTTATTTATGTAGAATACGAAATTTAAGAAAATGAGTAAAGAAACTAAATTTATAAAGAATATCATTAGCACAATCAATGGTAAAAAAGGCGTTATTTGTTTGTATAGTGAAATAACAGAATGGGAAGCAGAGTATTTTGTTCAAGATTTGACCTATCTAGCTAATGAAACTGATGAAGTTGAAATCAGAATTAATAGTATTGGTGGTTCTGTTATTGGTGGTTTTAGTATTTTTTCTTGCATTACACGTTTAAGAAATGAAGGTAAAAAAATAAATACTTTCAACGATGGACTTTGTGCAAGTGTTGCAGGTTGGTTATTTCAAGCAGGAGAAAAGCGATATAGTGCTGACTTCTCTTTGTTTATGATGCACGATCCATACAATCCAGGTTCTAACAAATCTGATAATGAAGTATTAAATAAGTTTAAAAATGCTATTGTAACAATCTTAGAAGCTAATTCCTCTTTAACAAAGGACCAAGTTATTTCAATGATGGCAGTAAACGAAGGAGGGGGAACGTGGATGGATGCAAGTGAGCAAATTAATTACAAATTAGCTGATGAAATCTTTGCAACTTCAACAGGTAGAGAATTAAAAAACACTTTTAATAAGAAAACTGACCTCAAAACGTTGTATAAAATCGCAAATCAATTATATTTACCAAAAAACATAGTTTATATGAAAGTTAATAACTTATTAAACCTGCACAATGAGGCTTCAGAAGAAGCACAGGTTCAAGCTATTATTGCTGTTCAAAACAAAGTAAATGAGTTTGATGCTCAAAATACTACGTTAAAGCAAGAAGTTGCAGAACAAAAGACAGTAATTGCTGACTTAGAAAACCAAATCAAATTAGAACAAGATTCTAAAATTGATACAGTTGTAGCAAATGCAATTGAAAAAGGACAAATTAAAGAGGAAGACAAGGAAGTTTGGTCAAATCTTTTAACTGTTTCTTTTGAAAATGGAGTAAAAGCATTAAACGCAATCACTGTTGAGAAAACAGAGCATGTTGATTTAACAAAAATCACAAACAAAAAAGAAGATACAAAGCAATTCAAGAATGAAGCGGAAGAGTATGACCATTTACAAAAAAATGATCCTGCAAAATTAGCTGAAATCATGACAAGCGAGCCTGAGCGTTTTGATAATATGCTAAACGCATACAAAAATAAATAATTAACCTTTAATATTTGAGATATGTCTTTAAATGATTTTCAAGATACAAGAGATCAAAGAAGTGCTGAAATTTCTTGGCCATTTGGTCCTGCTTTAGCTAATAGCATTGATTATGCTGCTGCAATTGAAATTAATCCATTAAATGCTTTTGAAGTTGATACTTTTGCATTATTGACTGGAGATGTTGCTTTAACATCTGTACCAAGTGAAGATTTGTATGTAGGTGCTTTCTTAATCGCTAAATTTACTGCTGATGCTTCAATCAGAACTGTAACTTTAGGGGCTGGTTTTGAGTGGGATAATACAGATTATGCTGGTGGAGCTGTTGCAGTTGCTGCTACAAAAACTGTGAAAATGTCGTTCGTTTATGACGGTTCGGCTTATGTTTTAACTAATGTAATTAAAGTAGACTAATTATGAGTACTTTCGATATTGGGCATTATAGAGAAGCCCTAAAACCTGTTATTACAGAAAACTTATTGCCAACAACTTCATTTATGAATTTGGCTAAAAACGACACTGAGTATGTTAATGGTACTTTAGTTCGTACTCCACAACGTGGAAACTTGCCTTTAGCTGAAATCAACAGAGAAATTGTCCCAGCACAAGGAACAAAAAGAAAAGACGGTGTTTACGAATATTATTTATCAGAATTTACAACTAATCCAACAGTTGTTTCTGTAAATGAACAATTGCTTGTAAGTTATGACAAAAAAATGTCAGTTATTACTGATCACTTGGATAGATTACAACAATTAACTGCTGAATCTACTTTGGACGTTTGGAGTCCTGACGGTGGTGGTTTAGTTGCTGGTTCTCGTATTTTTGAAACAACTGGAGGTGCTCGTCCTGCTGCTTCAATTCCTTCTTTGGATATTGACGGTACACCAATCGTTTTGACTGGTAATCGTAAAAGAATCACAAAGGAAGATTTTGTGAACATGAACAATCGTTTCAATAGAGAGAATATCTCTAAACAAGGACGTGTTTGTTTAATCACTTCGGACCAAATGCAAGATT